TGTCACAGTAAAAAAATCACTCTGTCATCGCTGTAACCCTTACTATATATGACTATTAACTATTAATGACAGTATGACAGTATATATATATTAATTTAATAAATTACTAGTGTTATATACTATTATGTATACAGCACTAGTAATATATTAGTACTATAGGGTTTTTGGTGCCACTCTGACACTGTGTCATTTCCCCCTAAAACTTGCACACTCTCAATAAACACAATAAAATACGGGTATAGATTTTAAGGAGTGGTAAGATGATCGAAAAGAAAAGCTGGGCTGAATTCAGAGATAGCAAACTGCTATGGGTGGTAAATAGAACTCTACACTTATTTGGTTGGGCTATCGTCACCGAGATAAGCAAAGACGAGGTGATCAATATTTATCCCGCTAGGGTGAAGTTTAGAGGTTTTGACGAAAAATCAGAGCAAGAGGGCTTTGTCGGTGTGTCAAAATACCTAGAAGAAAATATCACTGAAATTCGAAAAGAGTCTGAGGAATAATTATGGCAAGGCCGACGAAATACGATGAAGAAGTGGTTGAAAAAGCCGAGGCGTATTTAAAAGAATTCGAGTTACCACAAAGCGAGCGTGAAGGATTGACTCAAGAAGAAGTTATTCCGACTATTGTTGGTTTATGTCGCTATATTGAACGAGCAAGATCAACGGTTCATAAGTGGATGAACGAAGAAGGTAAAGAAGCGTTTTCGGACATTTGCAGTGCTATCGGTGAGTTACAAGAGGTAAAATTGGTCACTGGCGGCCTTGTTGGTGGGTGGAATCCTCAAGTAACTAAGATGATTTTAACCAAGCATGGCTACTCTGATAAACAAGAAATTGATCACGGAAGTTCTGACGGCTCAATGACGCCAAAGGCATATTCTCCCGAACAATATTCGGCGGCACAATCTGCGGTTAAAAATAAGCTAGACGACCTTGACTGATATTTTAGAGTGGGAAGATCTCGAATTTCTTGAACGCGTTTACATCAAGGAAAAATCCGAAAAGTCTTTTCTTAACTTCACCCGCATTTGGTTTGAATTAGTACAAGGCGAGAAGCTTTTAGTTAATTGGCATCACCGATACATTGCAAGCGAAGTCGACAAGGTTGTGCGCGGAGGGCAACACTCGACTAATTTGGCGATCTCTATCCCTCCAGGCGGCACGAAAACAGAATTCATGTCGATTCATTTACCAGCTTATACGAACATGCTTGTTCAAACTGGTGTGCTTAATCGCTTTCGTAATTTGAACCTATCATTTGCTGACTCACTAGTTAAGCGTAACAGTCGAAGAACTCGCGATATAATTGGAAGTAATGAATACCAAGAACTATGGCCTTGCGGTTTTGGCGTTAACCAGGCGGAAGAATGGCAGATTGTTAGCCCTAAAGGAAAAGTAACAGGCGAAACTGTTTCACGTGCTATGGGCGGTCAAATTACTGGTGGTCGTGGTGGTTATTTTGGCGACAACTTTTCAGGTTCAGTTAATATGGATGATCCGATGAAGCCCGAAGACGCTTTTTCGATGGTCAAACGTGACGCGCTAAATCGTAAATTAAATAATACGGTACGTTCTCGCCGTGGTGATAAATCAAAAGAGCATCCGACCCCGTTTTTTATGATCATGCAGAGATTGCACGTTGACGATCCGATAGGCTTTGCGCTAAAAGGTGAGCTTGGCGTTAAATTTAAACCTTTGGTTATTCCTGCGCTGATTGATAGAGATTTTTTAGATACGTTAGATCCAGATATTCGTGAAGCTTGCTGGAATTCAATTAAAGACACAGATAGTCGAATTGTTGGCGGTGTGGAATATTGGTCCTACTGGCCAAAGATGGAACACATAGACCAGCTTATCGATTTATGGGAGCGTGACGAGTACACGTTTTTAAGTCAGTACATGCAAAAGCCTACCATGATGTCTGGTGGTCTGGTTGATACTTCATGGTTCGGGACGTATACGCAATTGCCTTTTCTTACTTGGGCGGCAATTTATGTCGATACTAACTCGGGCAAAGTCAAAGATCATCTTGATTACACGGTGTTTACACTTTGTGGGATGGGAGACGATGGCAATATGTATGTATTAGATATTTCTCGCGGAAGATGGGACCCGACCGACCTACTCCAAGAGGCCGAAGACTTGTGGGATAGGTGGAGAGCAATGATACCGGTTACGCAGCGTTTAGTTATTCGTTCGATGAACGTCGAAGACAAGCAAGCTGGTCAGGGCTTAATCACAACACTAACGAAACGCAAAAAAATTCCTGTTGTGCCAGTTCCTCGCGGTGACGGTCAAAATAAATTTGTTAGGCATAGCAATTGTCAACCACAAATAAAAATGGGCAAGGTATTTGTTCCTGCGCTGCATGACGAGTCAGGCCAAAAAATAGATTACACGACTTGGTTTAATGGTGATAGGTGTTGTTCTACTAATTGGGTTGCACCGTTTTTGTCTGAGTGCGATCTTGTCACTGTTGGCGTATTAATGGATCAGGAGAAGGGGTTTGATGATCAATACGATACGCTAATGGATGCAATAGACGATATGCTTATCGCAAACGCTAACGATAGCGCCATGAGTTTAATGTTCGGATAGTTGTTGACCTTTGCGTTTAGTTAAGTTAAATTTAGCTACATTGTGTTTAACATAGCAAACCATAAGAAATAGAGAGATAAACTTGCATTGTGTTTAGAGTGTGCTATTGTTTGTTTTGTCAAACTTTTCTACACTCTAGAAGCGAATTAAAAAAAAGGATTTGATTATGCGTGAAAAATCATGGTAGCAACACAACAATAAAAGATAGACCTAGGCTTTAACATTTTCGCCGAACTCCTGCCTTTTCTGATAAGGTGGTCGACATCAGACTTTTGTACCGTTAAATATTTGTGGTGTTTAACGGTATTTTTTTGTCTGTTGTTTACGTGATATAATCAGCCATAAACTATATAGGGCTTTTTTATGCTTAAAAAATTAATACGCTGTAACACGAAAGTAGCAACAGCGAACATATCAAAGAAAAATATGCACGTTGGCAAAGTTAACGGCAAAGACTTACATGCTGAATATTATGTCATCGAGAATGTTTCGCACATGATACGCGGCGCTGTAATGAATGGCTTGCGCTATGGAAACGAAAGGTTCGACGCACTGGCTGATTCATTAATGACGTCTAACGCTCGAATTCCTGCTCCAATGTCACACCCAAGCGACGAAAGCGGTAATTTTGTTGATGCTAATGATCCGATAACTTTTCCATCTCACAATGTTGGTGCATTTGATACGGATTGGCGTGTTAATGGTGACAAGTTAATTTCCAACACTTACATTCCTGTTGATTCAATAGATAACCCGAAAGCCGGAAATGAGTGGTTGTCTGATAGCGTGAACAACAAAAGCGCTATAGATCGTTCGACTGGATTATATTTAAATATTGACGACTCTATTACTGGTTATGGTGTTGATGGCGAACCGTTCTTTGGTGATGTAACGGAAATTTACGAACTTAATCATTCGGCAATACTAAACCCTGATGTTGAACCAGGCGCAAAAAATAACGGCGAAGGTGTCGGAATGTTCACTAATGCCAAGGGCGATAAAATCGAGATTGACGAGTTCGACATGCAAACAAACGCCAGTACACCAGCCATGCGATTGCCACTTGCACCGGACACGCACGTATTCAACGAAGCCGATGCACTTGACAATATTAAAGCTTACACAAATTCAACCGATAAGCCGTCGACAAGTTACCGAAAATTTTTCCTTAATTTCGATCAGGACAATGTCGATTCATTTGATAGCTACACAAATTTATTTGCTGATGTCATTGACGGCGTACCGCATGCGATAAAATCACAGGTTGCAAATGTTGATAATGATCATGCTAAAGCTTATGCAAACCGCTTTGATAATGAAATGAAAGGCAACAAGCAATCGTTCGTTAAAAAGGTACTTAATAAGATATTTGGGGCTATTGTAGGGAATGAGGCAAGTCACGAAAATATACACGAACAAATCTATAAAAAGTTAAACGAAGGCAAGTCTGACTGCTCGATGTCATCATGGCCAATTGAGGTTTATGACAGTTATTTTGTATATCGTGGCGATAATGATAAACTATACAAACAATCTTACGCAATGGTTGAAGATGAAGTCACTTTCGTTAGTGAAAAAATCGAAGTCGAGCGAGAGGTTGAATACAAACCAATTACTAACAACTCGGAGTCCATAATGGATAAAGCTAAACTTATCGCTCTATTGGCAGCAAACGGTATAACAGCAAATGCTGATATGTCAGATGCCGACCTTGAAGCGGCATTAAACACGGCGCTTAGCGATAAGCCTGCCAAACCTGTGGTGGATACCGCGACGAATGATAAAATTGATGCGTTAACCGCAACAGTTGAGTCGTTAACAAAAACAATCTCACTGAATGCAGATAAAGAGCTAAACACCGCTCGCGAATCTGTTGTCGCTATGAATAAAGGCATCGACAAAGAAATGGCTGAAACCATGTCTTTAGAGCATTGCAATAAGTTCTTAGCTTCTCACGGTCATGTTGCAGTTAATGCGCATGGTACTCAGCAAAACAACAATGATGACGGCGTAACTGCTGCATTACCTGAATAAGGGGCTATATCATGGCTAAACGTAAAATATGGGCTGGCCCTGCTGATGGCGCTAACTGCAAACCTTTGATTGTCGAAGGATTGGTTGTTGATGACTTTTCTGCGGGTGAATTACTTGTTCAATC